CTTTTGATCACGAACATATGTCGGGGGTGGGACATACGGCTGAAATTTCTTTTCATACTTTTTGGTTTTACCTAGACGATAGTCAATATATTCCTGTAGCGTTTTATACTGAAGATGATGGCAGTGAGTCCTACGCATCTCCTTGTTGTACTGACGCCATTCAAGTTCCATAGCCGATGAATCAATCTTCTTCGACTTCGTTTTCTTTTTCTTGGGCAGATAAATGCCCTTTACTAGATGCATTGTCATGTTACACATTATACATCATTACTATACTTTTGTCAAGGGTTTAGTTCTTAAATTCTAACCCAATAACTACACCAATATTTCGCTCTACTTCTGTGCCTGTATCATATAACTCGACAGCAGGAGTAACAAAAAGCGAGAAATTCGTATTCACCGCCCGTGAAATTCGTATGTATGGAAGAAGTGGTTCGGCATCATAACCAGTCACAAGAGAAAAGTCAATGCTATTTTTACCATAAGTTTTCTTAAATCCATAATATGCGCTTACTGAGTTTTCACTATTCACAAACAATCCCGCAATCTTATCATCCATTGTATATTGAATATGTGGGTGTATGGCTTCTGGATTACCATCAAAGCCTAAATGAGTTGTCAAAGCGAGACTTAATATAAAATTATTCATAATTATATTTAGTTTTTACTTGACTTAAGGAATTAAATTGTATAAATAGTTTCGTAAGGGTGCGTGTAACTGTGTTCAACAACACAAGAGGCAAGTGTGATTCTAAGTAAAACTACTACTCACAGAAGGAATAGTCGGGGAAGCATTTTATATGCAGGTGGGGTTCCTCCCGACCACGATATCTTATATTAAAAAAGCGACTTTTCAGGGTCGCTTTTTTTCGTCTATGAAACATCTTTCTCATACACATCAATTTTTTCTTCGGGAATACCATCTTCGATCAATCGTTTCTTTAACCAAAACGGATCAGGTACATTCCACTCAATATGTCTTTCATCATTGAGATCGTACCAACTAACACACCAAATCATATCTTGCATCTCTACGCTACCTCTACATACTTTTCGAACTTATGTGTACATAATAACACATTCATCCAAAATGTCAAGAGTTATTTTTTAGTCTTTGTTGCTTTCTTTTTCTTTTCGAGAGTTGCTACTTTCTTAGTCAATGCGTCTAGTTCAGCGTTTAACCCGTCAATCTGTTTTGCTACGCTTGGATACTTAGTTCTCCATGCGATATCTTCTTTATCAAGTACATCAATACCATAACGATCTTTTGCCCAATTGGCAATCTGTTCGAACTTATTATAGCACCATACACCCGCTTTCGTATCTTTGAACCACTTCGTTGAAGCGGCACCAAGAAGAGAGCCAGCAATGCTACTTACTAACCAAAGCCACATTTTATTCTCCTTATTGTAAAAGCCATACGACTAGGTGCGGAACAGTCACTGATAATACCACAAGGGCACCTATCAGTATAGCAATATTTCCTTTATCCCATATCATTTCAATGCACCAAAGTCTGGTTTCTTTTTGTTTCTATACGAGACAACATTATCTTTGTTGTCACCCCATGAAGGCTTGTCATCAGTTTTGGTCTGTGACGAATCATCAACCAAATCTTGAGCAGAGTCTTCAGCATCAAATAGTTTCATCTTCGCTCTATCAATACCAATGATGAATCGCTTGAGATAGTTTGTGTCACCCCATCGATTCTTTAACTGCTTGACCATCAACTGACCAAGACCTTCTAGTTCTTCTGTTGAGATCAAACCAAACATAAAGTCAGCAGTTGCAGGTAGACCAAACGATTCAGATGTATCTTCAAGATTCAAATCTGAACTGCTGTAGCCAGTTCTCGTTGTCTGTGTAGCACTCAAGATTGGAACATTGAACTCTACAGCAAGACCACGAAGTTCTTCTGCGATTGCTTTGATCATCGTGTACGAGTTTACATTCGCACCCGCTTTCATTCTAGAACTTGTGCATATATTTAGATAATCGATATAAACGATATCTGGAGTAAAGTTCTTCTTCAACTTCAGTTCGTTGAGTAGATGACGGAAGTGAGCAGAGCCAGCACTTGCTGTTGGAAACTCTTTGACAATCAACTTACCTGCTGTCTTATCTTTGACTCGCTTGATTCTCTTGAGATAGACATCACGAGGCATCTCACCAAGACTGTCAATCGTTGTGTTCATTAGATTAGAATCAATTCGTTCAGAGATTTTCTCTTCTGCCATTTCCATTGTGATATAGAGAACATTCTTACCTGCCATAAGATTGGCAGATGCACAATGAGTCATAAACAAAGTCTTACCAACACCAGTACCCGCAAGTGCGATACTCAATGACTTGCGTGACAGACCACCCTTTGTAATCTTGTTGAACAGATCAAGATCGAATGCAATCTTGTCTTCTTTTGTATGATAGAACTCATATCGTTCTTCTGGCGATTCTAGAAAGTCATGACCAATGCTTTGGTCGAATGATACGCCAAGTGCTTTACTCAATAGATCGGGAATAGAACCTTTGTCTAGTTCTTTGTGTTGACCATCAAGTACCAGAATAGATTCACGAACAGCATTGTAAACAGCCTTGTCTTGACAGAATTGTTCTGTCTTATCAACTAGCCATTCGATATCAGTTTTCTCATCATACTCAAGACCTGAGATGATGTTCGACATCATTTGATACTGGTCATCACTAATGTTAGACTTTTCTTCAATAGAGATTCGAAGTGCCTCTTTTGTAGGCACTCCATTGTAATCTGCTATGTATTTTGCTATTGCTTTGTAGACACCTTTCTCTGAGAAATCATCAAAGTAATCATCACTCAGAAAGGGAATAACCCTACGCATATAGTCTTCATTATGTAACAATCCCGATAGAATCGTTTGCTCAAGCATCAGCAACTATCTCCATATTCCCTTCGATCTGAGAATCATCATCAAGCAAAGTTTTGCTTGCCATTGTGTATTTTTCTTTGATGTAGGTTGCAAGATCAGTCTTCTCAAACATCATCAACCAGAACTCTTTGTTATCGACAATTTCTTTTGCTCTCATCATCTTGTCACAAAGAACTTCACCAGTTTTTGGATCGACTGCTTCATACCAACCCATCTTAGGCTTCACGATATAACCACCGGCTTCTGCTACATCCATTAGACCTGACCACTTCGAAATACCACCTTCGAATGTCACAGTTACTGGAATCTTAGACTTCTCACGAACATGACGAGACTTCTCGATGTTGATGATGAAGTGATAGCCTGCAATATCTTTACCCTCTTTCTCATGCTGACGACCAATAATCCAAATCGCATCAGCAGAATAGTAAGCACCAGTACCGCCAGATACGATGTCTTTTGGATATAGACCGATCTCTTTGTATGTGTGATTCACAGCAACAAGTGGAATGTCTTTTAGATTCAGATGTGGCGTAACCATTCTGAACAGAGACTTCATCTGCTTGGCTCGTGACATATCAGCAACTGACTTACCAGACATAGCATCTTCAACTTCTTTCTTAGAAGCAAGGTTACCGATAGAGTCGATTACGATACACACATTGTCTTTCTTATCAAGACCATCTAACTGTTGCATGATGTCAAACTTCAACTGCTCAACATCAGTAATTGGTGTGTGAATCACTCGATCCATATCTACACCAAATGATTCGAAGTACGACTGTGGCGTACCAAACTCTGAATCATAGAATAGCACAACTGCATCTGGATATTTCTTCTGATAAGCGGCAGCCATCAGAAGTGCGAATGCAGATTTGAAATGCTTTGAAGGACCTGCAAGCATTAGCAGACCCGGTACTAGACCACCATCGATACGACCAGACAAAGCAACATTCACCATTGGCACAGGTGTAGGTGCCATATCTTTCTTACCAAACACTTTTGAATCCATAATGTTTGATGTTGCTTTGATAGTCGAGTTCTTGGCGAGTTTCTCCATTAATGACGACATAATTTATTCTCCAATATAATATACTTCACGAATGCCATTATAGCACTATCTGTTGTAAATGTCAAACAACTTTTTCTCGAACTGCTCAATTTTTAGAGTACGGTTAGGCCATAAAATGTACTCTTTTTCTGGATTTGCTTTCAAGTTATTCAACAGTGGAGTAACTGCGTTGTATAACTCATCTAACTGCGCTTGCTTATGTTTTGCTGATGATGACATCTGCGTGGCTTCTTGCTTTACCTGCTTGACCGCCTGCAGTTCGTCTTCATCTACGGCTGTAAAACCGAAATCGAATAAATCTGACATATTTTTCTCCTATTTGTCTTCTGATTCTAAGTCTACTTTTTTTCTTGCTAATTCTAAATATTCTTCTCTGAGAAACTCTTCGGCATCGTCTAGCCATTCTCTGACAGACATATTATCTTCGCCCGCTTGTTCTCTTTCATACATTGCTTCGTAATACTTTCTTTCAGTAAACGCTTTGAATGTAGGTATAATCATCTTCATCTATTTATCTAACCGAAAAAACTCTCTAATGAGTTGATGTATTCTAGTTCCCAATTGATAGCATCAGAAACCAACTTCAGTGGTTCTTTGAATGTCTTGTTAAACTGAACCTCATAGTCAATATGATTATGTAGACCAAACTCTTTTGGTAAAAATGGGTTAAACGAGATAACATTTTCCATCAATGGATTAGGCATCTTTAGATAACAAAATTTCACTTTAGATCCGTTTTTAATTCCCTCAATAGAAAGCCCTCGTTTTTCGATCTGCTTGTTATACAACAATGCTCCACGAACATGGATTGGAGTGCCTTTCTTATACACTGTGTATTTATCTCTCCACTTTTCTATGTCACTCACGCTTCTAGGGAAAGATACTTCTTCTGGTGGCAAACTCTTGAACTCTTCATAGAAGTCTGCTACGAACTTCTGTAGATCAGCCTCTGTTGAGTTTAGCATAATCGAATACGCTTTCTTGAACTGGTCTCGAACGATCTGAGGTGTTGACGACTTAACAGCCTCAATGCCCATGATCTTGAGTTTGGGTTCTGCGTATTGAACACCCTCATTATTATACACATTAAGTATATAGCGTTTCTTAGCAGTCCAGATACCCTTATCTGCGATTGCTTCACGAGCCATTACCATTCGATTCTCAAAGCCACTCATCTGATCATTGAGTGCTTGATACGACTTAGCAAACATTGGTACGATCTTTTCTTCACAGGCTCTATCAATGAATGCAACTGGATCTTTTGGTTTGACTGCATCAACAAGTGGCTTCATATCGACATAAAGCGAATCAGTATCAATTGCAATTACATAATCTTCTTCTGACTTGAGCATCTTGTTGAGATACTCGTTCATCGCTTTCTCTGCCCACTTGATCGACAACTGACCAGACAATGTAATACCTTCTGCGATTCGTAACTCGAAGTATCGGAAGTATTGATTACCTAAGGCACCATAGAGTGAGTTGAGTAAAATCTTTACAGCCATTTGTGTGTTGTCAAGTCGATTGATCTCACGACTGAGTTCTTTACTCTTTGACTTCTCGTAGTCTTGCTTGAGTTTGAGCATATCATCTTTTACAGTTCTACG